AGGAACATATGGATCTTGCATTAGGTGCAAAAGAAATCTTCTGTGAACAATTCCCTGCTGTTGCTGAAGCAATGGAATGGGTTTCATAAATATTTACACCAACAATTGAGCTATGCCAACATACCCTGTTATTAATTTAGAAACAAAAGAGAAGAAGACACTCAGTATGACTATGAAAGCATACTCAGAGTGGAAAGAAGAAAATCCGGGATGGGATAAGGACTGGTCAGAGGGATGTGCAGGACAGTCTACTGAGTTTAAGTGGACTGGCGAAGCCAAATCCAATGGATGGAATGAGGTTTTAGACCGTTCATCCAGGCAACCAGGTGCTAATGTCAGTAAAAACCGATACTACGGTTAATTCTTCTAATCTTTTTTTATAACGTATGACCTCAAAGAAAAAGTCTCAATCACCAGTTCCATTCGGAATGTCTAACAGGCAGATGAAAAGAAAGAAACCAATCAATACGGATTTGATGAAACCCATCGAACCGTTAACCGAAAACCAGCAAGAATTATTTCGTTGCTATAAGAACGATCAGAATATTGTTGCTTACGGTGCAGCAGGTACAGGTAAGACGTTTATTACCCTCTACAATGCTCTAAGGGATGTTCTTGATACAAGGACACCTTATGATAAGATCTACATTGTCAGGTCTCTTGTGGCAACCAGAGAGATTGGTTTCTTGCCTGGTGACCATGAAGATAAATCTTCTCTTTATCAGATTCCATATAAGAATATGGTAAAGTATATGTTTGAGATGCCAAATGATAATGATTTTGAGATGTTGTATGGCAATCTTAAGAATCAGGGGACTGTAAGTTTCTGGTCTACCTCATTTATTCGTGGTACAACTCTTGATAATGCAGTTATTATTGTTGATGAATTTCAGAACTTGAATTTCCACGAACTTGATAGTATAATTACAAGGATAGGAGAAAACAGTAAGATTATGTTCTGTGGAGACGCAACACAATCTGACCTTATTAAAACTGCAGAGAAGAATGGTATTGCCGACTTCATGCGAATTCTCAGAACAATGCCATCTATGGACATCATTGAATTTGGTGTCGAAGACATTGTTAGATCTGGTCTCTGTAAAGAATACTTAGTTGCGAAAATGGATTTGAATTTATGATTTTTGAGCATTGTAATTACCTTGGTGACCTTGAATTAAACAAGAAAGAAACTAAAGGCATCCGTCTCTATAACCTTCCAAATGGAGACTGGGTGCCTTCTATTACGTCTGTGACTTCTTTCTATAATCGACAGATCTTCATTAACTGGCGAAAGCGAATTGGTGTTGAAGAAGCAAACAAAATCACAAAGAAAGCAACTACTCGTGGCACTGACTTCCACGAAGCAGTTGAAGTGTATATGAGGAATAATGAAATAAACTGGGATGACTTCCGCCCTCTTACTCAGTTTATGTTTCATCATGCCAAACCATATTTGGATAAGATAAATAACGTACACGCTATAGAAAGAACTCTGTACTCAGAGTATCTTGGTTTAGCTGGTAGGGTTGACTGCATTGCTGAATATGAAGGAGAACTTGCAGTCATTGACTTTAAAACTTCTGAAAAGATTAAACCTGAGAAATGGTTAGAAAACTATTTCGTTCAAGAAACTTTTTATGCTGCTGCCTACTATGAACTAACCGGTATCCCCGTCAAAAAACTGATCACCATTATGGTTACACCTGGTGGAGAAGTAAAAGTATTTGACAAAAGAAACAAAGGGGATTATATTAAGTTATTGGTTAGATATATTAAAGAATTTGTACATCACAATATTGGGTCAGAGGATGGATAAAGAACTAGAAAAGGCATTGGAAAACAAGTTCTTTTGTCCCACCCGTTTTACGCAGGAAATTGAAACTCTTGTTTTAAAGAATAAGAGTATGACTTATATTGATGCTATAGTTCACTTTTGTGAACTGAATAGTATTGATGTAGAGTTCGTTCCTAAACTCATTACTAAACCTTTAAAAGATAAGGTTAAATGTGAGGCTCAGGAACTAAATTTCCTGAAGAGAAGTTCCAGAGCAAAACTACCAATTTGATTTCATTTTTGCCTGAAAAAAATTCCGGCAAAAATTTGACCCTATTACTTTTTTCATGATGCCTTTTGATGCCTATAAGCAATACCTTTCGTTAAAGAATCACTTTACGAAAGATAAGTATGACTATCACAAGTATTGTGGGAAGAGTCGTGCAACTGTCCAGTCTTTTTATAAACGAAAAGATCGCTTCTGGTTTGAGAAACTTGCCAGAGGCAAGGACGATAAAGAAGTAATCGAGTTCTTTATATCTAACTTTATTACTTGCACTGACCCAAGTAAACTCTGGATCGGAGAGATGATTCGAGAAGGAGAAGGTCGGTATACTGCATGGAAAAAAAGAAATCAATCACTATCATATATCTTTAAAGAAGAAGTAGAATCTATTTTGATTGAGAATAAGATAGATTCAGCGTTCTCAAGTCAGAAAGGTCACCCATTGATCTTAAAGGAATATCTGAGAGAGAGTATATCAATTGAGACTATGGTTATCCTTGACAAGATACTTGGATTCAGAACTAAGTGGGATAAAGATCTAAAAGATCCTGTCTGGGAAACCGTAAGTCTCCGAATGAAAAAATATTCTCCATTCCTAAATATTGATGTATTCCGTTATAAAAAAATTGTTAAGGAGGTTGTTTTAGGAAAATGAGTTTTTTTGAATCTGATGTTGTCCGTGCAGAAATGACGGAAATAAGTGAGTTACAAGACGATGTATATCGCAATGTTTTTAATTTCCCTAAAATGAATCGTCAAGAGCAACTTTTTCATGTGGGACTTTTAGAGAAACTTATTGATAAACAAAAAGTTCTCTATACCCGTTTGAGTTTGTCTGATGATCCTGAAGCAAAAAAGATGAAACAAAATATTATTGACTCTGCCACCATGATGGGTCTTCCATCTGGTGCTGATATGAACATGATCTTCAACAACATGTCAAGGATGCTGGACGTAATGAAACAGCAGATTGACAATGGTGAAGTAGACCAGTAGAATAACGAAGTACACAAAAGCCAAATCCAATTAATCTAAAGAATCCTATGTCTTTTGCAAATCTTAAAAAGCAATCCTCTCTTGGTTCCCTTACCTCTAAACTGGTAAAGGAAGTAGAGAAGATGAACAATACTTCCGGCGGTGGAGATGACCGTCTCTGGAAACCCGAAATGGATAAGACCGGCAATGGTTATGCCGTAATCCGTTTCTTGCCCGCACCCAATGGTGAAGATCTCCCTTGGGCAAAGATGTACTCCCATGCCTTCCAGGGTCCTGGTGGATGGTACATTGAAAATTCTCTGACTACAAATGGTGGTAAAGACCCTGTATCAGAGTACAACCGCGAACTGTGGAACAGCGGTAACGAAGCAGATAAAGATACTGTTCGTAAGCAGAAACGCAAACTCTCTTACTATGCCAACATCTATGTTGTGCAGGACAAGGCTAACCCTCAGAATGAAGGTCGTGTCTTCCTGTATAAGTTTGGTAAGAAGATCTTTGATAAGGTCATGGAAGCAATGCAACCTGAGTTTGAGGATGAGACTCCAATCAATCCGTTTGACTTCTGGCAGGGTGCTAACTTCAAACTGAAACTGAAGAAGGTTGCAGGTTACTGGAACTATGATTCTTCTGAGTTTGATCGTGTCTCACCACTTCTGGATGATGACGATGCACTGGAAGCATTGTGGCAGAAGCAATACTCTCTGTCAGCACTTGTTGCATCGGATCAATTCAAGTCCTATGAGGACCTGGATAAGCGTCTGAAGATGGTGTTGGGTCAGAAGTCTGCACCCCGTCGTTATGATGAGGAACTGGAAAGTGAGAGTGAAGGTCGTGGATCTTTCTCTCCTAACTTTGAGTCAAGCAAACCTCCTGCTGCTGACTTCAATGCACCAGACATCACTCCTACTAAGTCTGCGGACTCTGATGAAGATGATGCCCTGTCCTACTTCCAGAAACTTGCTGAAGAATAATGGATAGCGCAGTTCATGCATGGAACACTATGAGTTACGGAGAAGGATTTCTCTTCTCCGTCTGGTTGTTGGGAATGTATTACATCAAACTTAGAATGGACAAATACTTTCAATGAAATATAATCAGTTGTGCCTAACTCTCTTAGTTATCGCAGCATATATTAATTTACTGAAATAGTCTAATATTATCAGCAGTTTTTAAGGTTTCACTCTTGTATTGAGTGGAACCTTTTTTGTATTCCATCATTTCTTCCAAGTCATCTTTAACTATAGTTAAAAATTTACTTTTTAAAACAAAAATATTTCTTCTATCGTTTTGAAGATTTTCTTCATACTCATAATTTGTTATTGAAACCACTGGAAATACTGTTGTCATACCCTCTGTTTGATCATCATAGAATGACACTGAGAAATCGGAATCAACTTGTAATCCAGCAGAAGTAATTACTGCTCCTAAAGAATTTTTTACCTCAGTAGTTTCATAATGATGAATTGCATTTATCTTATCATAAGTCGCATACTTTTCTAGTAGATAATTCTCAAAATCAAATTGAGTCATAGGCCATTCATTATATACATTAATGATATTATTACATGTTAAAACTAACCAATCTAAATTAGCATCTCCATAGAGTTCATATGCAACATTATCGGGTCTATCATTACCTTTGATTTTATACTTGGTAAAGACAGAAGCATCTTGAAAGATATCTTCTCTGAGTTTACCTCTCATAAAGATATTCTTTACAGGAATGTAATCAGATATCCTAGCATCAGGAAGTCTGCTAATATATTCAAAGTCTGGAATTTTGCTGAAGTAGTTTGACATTAGAATCCAATAAATTGATCGTTATCACCAGTACCATAATCATCATTAAAGATTGGAGTGATTTCTGAGAATGACATTGATAAATCATATGAAACCATAACACCATCACTATATGTTGCATAATTTCCTGTTGGAGTGTAATTCACCCCAACTGATTGCAATGCACAAGTCTTAAATGTATTTAATCCTCTATGAAGTTCGCCTTCTTCACCCATTCTTACATATTTTATTCTAAAAATATGAGGAGATTTTAAGAATAGATTAGATTTTGATCTAATCGGTGCGCTACCTTGTTTAAAAAATCTCAGAATTTTAATTACTTGATTTGCTTCTTCTTTATCTCTAGGTGATAGTTGAAATTTAAAAGAGAATGGTCTCAATGATGGTCCCTTAAATAAGAGTTCCATGTTAGGATTTAATACCTGACCAGTTGTTCTTGATAATAATGCTTGACCATCTACACCGGCAGCAGCTGCAGCAAGAGAATTTCCAACAGCAGTTGCTGTTGCTCCACTATTTTGTTTCACTGCTTCCATATAATCTGAAACTGCTTTTGCACCATCAGATAAACCATTAAAAATTGCCCTTCTAGCAATCTCTGCCTTAGCAATATCTAAAGCAGTCATTGAGTTTGATCCCCAATCTGCTTTATTTTGATCACTAATTCCGCTAGGTATTGGAAGAACAACTGATCCAATTGATGGTCCTAATTCTCCTCTTGAGAAACCAAATGCATTAGCCTGACCAATTTTAGCAACTTTTGATGGTACATATTCATGCATATCAAATTTAATAATATCTTGCTTCGTTTTAGCAATGTTCATTGGGTATCTTAAATTTGGAAAGCTAGTCCTTGTACCTGATACAGATTCTTCTGTTTGTGATGGTGGCGCTGGTTTTGCATTAGACTCTGAATTATCATTATCTGCATTATTGCCAGAACCACCAGCAACTACTTCTGCGTTTTTCTTACCAATACTAGTCTGACCTCCTGCAGCAGCTTCCGTTTCATTTTTAATTACTTGTTCATTTGCGTCTTCAGTTTGAGTTCTTATTGAGTTTCTTAATGGTGAGTCTGGTTTATTTAATGCCCTTTTTTCTCCTGCTGTTGCATTAGATGATATTGTAGAACTTGTTACTTTCCCATCCTTAACCGATACTTCCTGAACTTTTACAGCATTATTTCCTTGGGCATCAGTTCTAAAAGTTTCTCTCTTTATACTACCATCACCAAGAGTAGTAACCTCTGTTTTGTAGTAATTATCGACACCTTTTGATGAAGATCTTCCTTGCTTTTCAGAGACTGTTACTTTAGATGGTTTGCTATTTGCCGACGCCATTACAGACTATCTTTTTACTTATTTAGCACAACTTTCTCATAGTTTAGTGACATAAGATCATCAAGTTCTTCTTGTTGAATAATATAAACTTGACTTCCTAGTTCTGCCCAAGTATATTGCCTATAATCTCGGAGATGAAAGTTAATTCCACGAAATCCCCATGGGAATACATCACTTACTGCAACTAATGGGTGTTGATCATATGTAATTCTTGGTGTCTTTGCATAATATTTGAAGGTGCATATATTTCCCACCCCAGGTATAGGTGTTGCTGTATCATTTAATGCATATAGTATCAAATCCATCCTATCTCCAAGATCTTTTTCGGATTTAAACTCTTGAATATCAGGTTCTATGCGGTTCATTTGATACCTAGTTCGTCTT